ATGGGGCTCCGGGATGAACAGCATCTCCCGCATCCCCTGCGCCGGCTCCCCGCCCGTTCCGTCGTGGTCCACGAAGAGGGCGCGAAGGGCCTTGACGTTCTCCTCCCTGCGCCCGCGTCCGTTGCCCTCGTTCACCATGTAATAAATACCGTGGCCTGCGTCCTGAAGTTCCATGAGCCGGGGCCACCACTTCTTGACGGGGCCGTGGAATATCTGGGGCTGCAACTCGGATCCCGCGTCCCTGGGCTCCACGAATGTCTGGAAGGTGACGGGGGAGTCAGGGGCCCCCGTCAGGGCCTCGATGAAGGACTCCGCGATGCTGAGGTCTTGGGTCTGGTCCATGGTTACCTTGTACCGTCTTCGGTGGAGCGCGTCAACCGCCGAAACAAAACCGCCCCCACCCTTTCGGGCGGAGGCGGGAGACTGGGGCAGCTATACGCTACCCGTTGCTGCCCGGCTCGTCAACGGTCTCGACGTCGAAAAAGTGGTAGGCTTTCCCGCCCTTCTTGCCCTGCTTCTGGCCGTTGTAGGTGATGGAGATGATGGTACCGGGAGCAATCTTCCCGTCGTGCTCCTCGAACACGCCCGCCAACTGCTTGGGGCAGCCGATCGTGATCTCCTCGCCGTCAACCTCCATCTTCAGGACGCCCTGCGGCGGATAGGCCGGATTCTGCGACGGCACGTTAGCGCGGAAGTTAACGAACGCCCCCTCCGTGACCGTGCCAACCGGCTCCTTCTGAAGAGACCGCCACGAACCGCCATTCAGCTTCGCCATGTCTTCTCCGTCCCACTTGGTCCACTTGGTTGAACTTTGATGTTCCGTTCTACCGCTTCCCCGCTTCTCTGTCAAGCGGCCTTTGGTCCCGGGGGAGGCTCGACCGGGACTCTAGGGTCCCGAAGCCGAAGGCACTCGCCCATGGTGCACCTCGTGCAGGCCTCCGGAGCCGAGTCGCAGGCGAAGTAACGCCGGTACATGAGGTCTGGATTCGAGGGGACTACGTGAAGGATGCTCATTGGTTCCTCCGGTCGGTATAGCGGATCAGCGCCACCATGAGCTGGTCGCGAAGCCATCGCACCCCATGGTCGTCCAGGTGAATGGAGGCCCCGTCCGCGTCCTGTACCCCGATCGTCACCACGGTTCCCGGGGGCGAGGTCTGGTGGGGCGGCCATAGCGTTAGACTGGCCCCGTCGGTATCCCAGGTATCGCTCACTTCGCCCCCCTGGCCCTGGGGGCCCCCGCCGCTTCCAGCTCCTCCTGAAGGAGCGCCAGGGCCCTCCAAGCCACCTTTACGGTATGCGATATGCCGTCCTCGAGGTCGATGGTCCCGCGCTCGGCCATGTGGCGAAGGATGCAGTCGGCATGATCCATGCTCTTGCCTCGAGCCCAGTGCATGGGCTCTCCGGGGTTGTGCTTGTCGTTCCCCGCCCGGGAGAGCTGGGCCACGGCCGAGAGGGCCGCCGGGAAGTAGTCCAGGCATCCGGTCGCCAGGGGTGTGGCCTTGCGAGACACGGGGGTGAGGGGGTGGGTGACGCCGGGGACGAGGTTTCCGGTCGCTGGATGCAGACTGGGGGAACCCTGGACAGCCCGTATCCATGCCTGGTTCTTCTCCTGCTCCCGGGCCTCCCTAAGCATGGCGCTACAGGCGTCCACGTTCTGGACCTCCAGGAAGGGGCAGGGCCCACAGCCCCCTTGACCCGGGACGTAGACGTAACCCGGATCCCGAAGGCACTTGACCTCTAGGGCCGGCAGGATCTTCATGTCGGAGGCTCTCATTTCTTACCCTTCTGGTTCTGGGGGAGCTTACGAGCGTCCGTCACTCCCGAGTTGAGCTTCTTTACCGTAGCGACCTTGTTGCCGACTCGCCCCCTCAGCCCCCAGCGCTTGCCGCCTAGGGCCTCTTCGGCCGGGGGGTGAGCGAGGTACTGCGCTGCCGCCATCAGCAGATCCTCCCGGTCCCGGAACACGCCTATGGCGTGGTTGCAGGAGTAGTCCAGCAGCCCCCGGACCTCGCCCGTGCGGTGGGAGTGGTCCACCGCTAGGCGCACGTTGCAGGGAGGGCGTCCACAGACCGCGCAACACCCACCCTGATGCTCTAGGATCTCCTCGTACTCCGCCACCGTGAGCGCAAACTGGCGCCCCAGCCTGGACGCCCGGTCCCTCTCTCCCTTGTCGGGCTTCACCGCTCCCCCAGTGCCCGCGCCCTAAGCTCCTGGCGGGCGAGCCGAAGGTGCCTGAGAACAACCCGGTTGCTCGACATAGCGATGAGCCGGGGGCCCTGGTTCCCGCGCCGGGAGACCCGGAACGGGGCGCAGTAGTCCACGGTTCGAGCCAGGACCTGGCGGTACAGGTACCGGGACTGGGCGTGTTCGATCCGGCATTCGTCTGAGCAGTGCACGACCCGGGGGGAGCGTCGCCAGAGGGGTATGGGGAGCCTACAGTTGAGGCACTGGTACTGGACGGGGAGTCGGGCTTTCATTTGTCCTCCTTCTCCTGTTTGACGGCTTCCTTGTACGTCTCGCACAACGTCACCGGCACACCGACCGCCCGAAACACGCCCAGCAGTTGCTGGAAATTGTGCTCTAGGTCCCTCCGGAGCTTGCGGAGGGAGTCCCGGGCGGTGAGGGCGATGGCCGTGGAGGCGCATGTCACGGCCACCAGGGCGTAATCCAGGGGTCTCATTCTTCCTCCCCTTCCGGGTCCAGGACTTTCAGGAGGTCCCTCAGGGCGCGCCACGTCTTGCTCGCGCGACAGTCGCAGCGGACGGGGCACCACACGGGGGTTACCTCACCCGACCACGTGACGTGAATTCCGGCCACCAGTGCCTGGGTGAGCTTCAGGGACGCCAGATCGCGGGGGCCCATTACTCCCCCCGAATCGTCAGGCACGTTGCGCACACGTCAGGACCCTGGGGCGCTTCCTCGATGGTGTGCCCAGGCTTGAGCCGGGACACGTGCACCCCACACTCGGCAGCGCCGTCCGAGCCTCGGGCGATGTGAATGATGGGGTACGACGGGGAGCGGGGGGCTGCGGAGGAGGGGCGTTTCACGTGGTCACCTTCTTGGTGAGGGACTTCATGGCGCGGGGGGCGCGCTTCTTGGCGGGCACGGCCTTGGGGTTGGGGAACGTCGGCAGGAACGAGTAGACCTGGCGAGCCAGCTTGAACATCTCCAGGCCCCACGCCATCTGGGATTCATCGAAGAAGATGGGCTTGAGGCCCGTCACGCCGTAGTGGAGCACTAGTCCCTGGCGGACGTCAACGCCTAGGTTCTTGCGGGCGAGATGCGCGTAGAAGGCCATCTGTGCGCACACCTTCTTCTTGTCCACGGACTTGCCTGACTTGTGGTCGGCCAGGTACAGGACGCCGTCCAGCTCCACGATCAGGTCTGCGGTCCCCCCCGCTTGCAGCTCCTCGTCCACAAGCTGTTGCTCGCGAACCGAGATGATGGGGTTGTTGAGCTTGACCCAGGCGTCCCACTCCTGGATAGCCAGGGAGAACTTGGCCTCCTCTTCGGGGGTCATCCATGGGGGCTTAGCGGGTAGGGGTTCGTCTGGGGATGTGCGCTGCTCCAGCTCGTCATGGATGAAGGTGCCGACCTCGCCAGCGCGCTCCTTGATTACGTTGAAATCCTTTCCTTCCTTGGCGCACTTCGCGGCCCAAAAGAGCAGGCCATCTGTCGAGCCGAAGGAAACGGCGTTCAGGACCGTCGTGCAACCGGGCACTCTCTCACCCGCGGCGTTGAAGTAACCAAATGTGGGTGTTGGCGTACATGCTCCCAGGTTGGGGTTGTTTGCTGACCGGATAGTCTCATGTGGGTGTCCGGGAGTCAAGGGGGTCGGTTGTCAGATGTTGGGTGTAGCTTGGGCTCAGGCCCGAACGGAAGAGGGAGTACAGAAGAGTTACCAGGGGGTATGAGGAGTAGAGATACAGGGATCAGGGATGGGGCTTCTAGGGATCCAGGGATCCAGATGTCAGCTTCCCCGTGTATGGTGTCCTTGCTGTAGACACCCGGCTCACACGAGGAGTACCGCGATGGGGATGCTTGGAAAGACGAATCAGCGCCAGCGAGTCACGTTTCGGGAGAAGGTCTCCACCCTGGAGGTCCAGTTGAACAACCTCGCCACCCACCTTGCCGAAGTCCGCAACGCCCTCGAGGGCCTAACCCTTACCTCAAACGCCCTGGCAACCCTCTCCGGACTCGACAAGGTCCAGGCCCAGGTCGACGCATCCCGACTCGAGAAAGCCACCTCCGACAACAGCATTATGCTGTCGGCCCTGGACGAGGCATTCAAGACCGGCCGCCTGGCCGAGCAGTTGGTCGCCTCTCCCGAGTCCTTCGTCATCGGCGTGGAGTACGACAATGATGGTACGGAGATGGACCCCGGGCGTTGCGCCCTGGTCCTTGGTCGGCTCCCCGAGGCCATGCGCGCCCCGTTCATCGGCGCAGCGCCGGGGCAGGAGTTGACGCTCGCCAGCGGTAACACCTTCAACGTGGAGCGGGTCCTCCGCTCCGCCGCAGAGTAGGGAAACGCAGAGAGGGAGGCGCCCTTGCGGGACCTCCCTCTCGCTTCCTGGCTCTGGCCCTACCCCCCGTAGCCCAGGGCCTCCTGGTACGTCATGAAGAAGTGGACCCCATGCGTGCACTCTGCCCGGGGGTCAGGGTCGTAAAAGTCCGGGATGTAGGTTCTCCCGACCACGTATATTCCGCCTCGCCCGCTATAGCCTCCGACGTCCAGGACGATGACCCGTTCAGCCCTGCATTTGCGGCCTACGTAGCTCCCCGTCCTCGCTGCGTCGGCCGGTATCTTGAGGCGGCACACCGACCCTCCCGTAAGCTTCTTGTAGGCGATAAACTCCCCCTCCTGAGGGGGAGTGGCCATGCAGATAAGCCCCTTCGCCCCCCCGAGGTTCGCCCCCACGAGGTTCGCCCCCCAGAGGTTCGCCCCCCCGAGGTTCGCCCCCCTGAGGTTCGCCCCCCCGAGGTTCGCCCCCGCGAGGTTCGCCTCCGCGAGGTTCGCCCCCCAGAGGTTCGCCCCCCAGAGGTTCGCCCCCCAGAGGTTCGCCCCCTCGAGGTTCGCCCCCTCGAGGTTCGCCCCCGGCGCCACGGTCCACTCTTGACCATTCACGATGATGATTGACATTTCCTATCCCCTCCCAATCATGAACTTGGGAGTCCTGGGAACCACATTTCCCTGCCTCAGCTCCTCGGCGGGGTAGTCATACCCCGGCGCGAAAATCCGGACGCTCCGGTCAAGCTCTAGGTGCTCCGACTCGGCCCGCCGCTGGTCGACCACCTTGAAGATGGCCTTAAGGGTCTCGGGCGTGAAATACACCAGCATCCCGCGGGGCGCCACATACTCGGTTAGGGACTTCTCCACCATCGCCTCTACCTCGGCTGCGTAGTCCAGGTCGTCTCGGGTCGTCATGGTTGAATCCTAGCGCTTCGGGAGTGAGGGGTCTAGTCCCGCGGGCAAGGGACACGGGGGTAGTTGGTCGTGGTCGGGGAAGTGGGTTTCCAGGCACTCGGGACAGATGCCGTGGGTCGCTCCCGGGATCTTCTCTTGTCCGGGTAGTCGGACGTAGCCCCCGATAAGCCTCGAGTAGGTCGCCAGGCACCATGCGCACTGCTTGACCAGACAGCTCATGACCGGGCCCACATGGTCAGGAGCTTGAACGCTATAGCAATCACGACCCATGCGACCCAGATTCCGAAAGCCAACTGCGCGAGCCACACCGCCATCAGGATGAAGAATTCCATGTCAGGCCCCGTAGACCTTCCCGTCGTCACCCACGTACAGGTCAAACGATCCGTAGGCGTGCGCAGCATCCGTCAGGACCGTTGCTCCTGGCTCATCCCAGTCGCCGTCCCAGAATCCCGCGCCGTGCCCCTCCCGCGTGAGCCAGAAGTCATAGCCCGCCTGCTCATCCCGATCGCCGATGTGCTTCACGTTGGCTTCCTGAAACGCTGCGCAGTCCTCGATCATGCGAGCTAGCGTGGGACCTGCGATATCGTCCACTCCGTAGTTGTCGTCGAGAGGGGATCCTCCCGAGGCATTGGCGTTGTCCGTCGTGCTCCACAGGGCGGTTTCGATGTAGGAGGTGGTGAAAGCGTCCATGTCAGGCTCCGTGGGTGCTGCGGACGATAGCGGCGGCGACAAGCCTGCTGGCGAGCGAGGGCTCCGGACGCATGGCGCGGGAGGCGAGGGCGAAGAGAAGCAGCGCCGCGACGGCGAGGAAGTGGAGGGCCATTAGAACCACCTTGAGACTTGTGCGGCGAGGAGCGTCAGTGCTACCGGGAGGAGGGCGATGACCAGGAAGAAGGTTGCGTTCATTTCGTTCATGGAGTCTGTCCTTGCGATTCCGGGGCCAGGGGTCGGGCTAGCAATTCCGGGAGGTTACAGGTCTTCGGGGCCGAGTCTCGGGGACCCCTGGGTCCGGCCGGTGGACTCCCGCCACTCGGCCAGCCACTGCTTGGCTACCAACTCACTATCAACCTCGCAACTTCCGCTGCGGTACTCCCTCAACTCCCAGGTGCGGAACGTGGCGTGGGCGTTGTACTCCCCGCCGTCTTTGACGGGCGGACCATGCGGCCAGGCTGCTCGGCATTCCGAAAACTGCTGTATGTGCCTGATCTCATGGAACAAAGTGTGGGCTATCGCGTCCCAGTGGTCTTGGCACAGGATCGGCCCCGCGTCCTTCCGGTACGTCAAGGACGCGGGATACTGGCGACGAAGGGTGAACTCCGCCACCCTTAGGGTCACTTCGTACGCCCTCAGCGAGTGACCCCGATGTAGCTTGTGGCGCTGCGAAGCCTGAGTCACGGGCCAGAAGGCGCTACCCGACGTACTCCGCCCCCGGGCCTTGACCAGGGTCACTCGAACCGGGAACTCCACCTCCTGGAGCCTGGCGCCCAGCCACTCGGCCATTGCCCTGACCTCCTCGTCTACCCCTGGCAACCCCGTAGTGCCCCTCAGGGAGATTTTCACGGCCTCACCCTGTCCTGGTGACGGTGCAAGGCTCCGTGCACCCACAAGCCCGCACAACGGCTAGGGCCTGTGCTGGCGAGAGGGCCTGGACCGTGAAGTCCCAGCGCCCGAACTTGGTTTCGCGGACTCGCCACTTCGGGAGGAGCGGGGTTGGCGTCAGGTCGGTTGTCATAGTGGTAGATTAGGGCTTCGGGGTTAGGGGTTCAAGTCCCGCGGGCGAGGGACGTTACTGCCCCTCGTCGCACACCAGCACATAGTCCCCGTTCGGCAGGGCGCCCTGCTTCCAGGTGCCATGACTGTACCACCCCCTCTGGAACACCAGCGCCATGCCAGCCTCGCGATGATTGTCGGTCGCGTTTAGGGCGTGGTCCCATGCCACGGTCATGCTGCCCGCTTGACAGGTAGCCTTGACGCGGGCCCCACGGCTGTTGGTTGGGCAGAGATACTTGGTCACGATGGCTTGCATGGTCTCTCCTATTTCCAGCAGGGAAGGAAGCGGGACTTCGGGGCGTGAACCGGGCAGAGTAGGCGACCCCAGGCGTCCAGGGTCCATCCGCCTGGCACCCTGACGTCGGACGGGTGCTTGGCTGCTACAGCCAGCAGGGGGTTCTGGCAGGCGTCGCACGGGTCGGGATCGAAACCGTAGGCGGGTCGGGGGCTCATGTCAGTATCCAAGGAAGTCAAGCACTTCGGAGCCCAGGTATATAGGCTTGTTACCGGCTTCGGAGATAAACTCGTCCCAGTCCGCCCCGTGCCGTAGAATCTCGCGTCGGGCTTCCCCGGGGGACACTTCCGTCTCTCTGGCTTCTTCGAATGACATGATGTCACCCTAGCGGGCCGGGCGGAGTGAACGCAATCCCTTGAACGTGGGACGCGGGGCGGGCTCGGGGAGTGGGGCAAGGCGTGAACAGGTGGCGCACAACAGCTCACGCGCCCCATCCACAGGGCTGCAATTGCGGGAGAAGTTCGTTTCGGAGTAGAGGCAGCACCAGTGTGCTTGGGTCGTCATGCAGCTAGACTAGCGGGTCAGGGGTCGGGACTCAAGCCCCACGAATCAGGGACACTGTAGCGCCTACAGCGGCACCCGAAGCCCTACGCCCAGGCTGCGATTCCAGAGCACCGCCCCCAGCTCCACGCCTATGCCCGCGCCCTGCCAGGCGTGTCGCCAGGGCTTAGGGAGGGCAGCCGACACCAGGACGTGGCCGAGCATGCAGGCCCCGACGCCCAGGACCACCTCGCGCTGCGACGGGTAGGCGCCCAAAAGGGGGTTGGATTCAGCATCGCCCCTGGCTCTAAACCATGACGTCTGCATTAGGTCCAGGGTTGCCAGGGACAGGAACGCTAGCTCCAGGCCCACGTCGGTCCTGGACCATGCCCAGCCCCTCCCTCCATCCAGGGCCTCCCCTGCCAGCATCGCCACCCCTGCCCCGCCCACAGCCCCTCCCGCCACCATGGCCGAGTATCGTGGGTCCAGATCCAGGGCCCCCGCCCGGGAAGCCAGGAACAGGGCAGCCAGGGCGAGGGCCCGGCGGGTCACCAATTCTCTCCACGCCTGATTCGTCTTTGTCCTTTGTGTGCGTCCCAATCGTCCTCCGCCATGGCCTCCACGCACTGGAGGCAGTACGCCACGTCTCGGGAGTAGGGGCTCCTGGTCTCGGTTGCAGGCGCCGCCCGGCAGGCGCGGCAGAGCAGGGGGTGCGCGTGGTCGCGAGTCATGGGGTCTCCAGTAGCCAGGCGGCAAGGGCCTGGCGGGCGAGGAAGAGGGCGTTGCGGGCCTCTGTGCCGTCGGAGGGGCTTCCCTCGGCGTCAGCCCACCCCCAGAACGCGGATGCCGACTCGAGGGACTCCAGAAGCAAGCGAAGGGAGGCGGGGAGGGCGTCGTACTCGGTAGCCGTGGGGGTTTTCATGGGATCCCCATGGGCATGACCACGGCAAACTGCCCCTGACTCTCGCTGCGCAGACACGCATCTACCCTTATGGCGTCCAGCACTATCCCATCCTCCCCCACCCTAACCGTGAGCACGATTCCCGTGGTCCCTATGGCGCTGGCGGCGCGGGAGAGAAGGTCAGAGTCAACAGCGAAGCGGAACACCGTCCCGCCGGGCAGGGGCTCGGTGGAGGGGACAACCTTCCTCCAGTTCGGGAATGCGCCTACGTCCCCCGTGGATGGACGGTCTAGGGTTTGCCCCGCCAGCCTGCACTGCTCGGCCGACAGCATCACCTCCGCGTCCGGGGACTTCTTGGCCAGTTTGCGCGCCAACTTCAGGGCCTCCACCGGAACGGGTCCCGCTACGTCGGCCAGGTCCAGGGTCACGGGCGTTACCGCCATCATGTGCCCATCCGTCGCCACCAGGGTGCCCCTGAAGGGGCTCGACTCGTCTCGCTCCAGATGGCAGTGAGTAAGGTTGGGTCGGGCTTCATCCTTAGAGGCGGCCATCTCGGTTTTCCAGGCTTTATTGATTTTCATGGATTTAGACTAGCGGGTCAGGGGTTGGGGTTCAAGTACCGGGATTCGGGGACAGGGCATAGGCGGCCATGTACGCCTCATAGGCCCGGTCGTAAGCCTCCACGGCCCGGTAGTAAGCCTCCACGGCCCGGTCGTACTCTTCCGGGCCTCCCAGCCGCGCGACCAGCTTCATGGCGGTGTAGGCGGTGAACAGCGTCTCAGTGGCGGTCTTGAGCGCTACGTCAGCGTGGGTTATCATGGATTCCAGGGTAGCGGGTCGGGGGTCGGGAGTCAAGGGCCTTGCACTGTACGTTTGTTCAGTTATAATTCACCAACTCGTCACATGGTGTTCAGTGGTTTGTTCAGTGGTGAGGCAAAAACAGGCGCGTAACCTCTAGAATCAAGAGTCAGGAACCAGCAGAATCCCACAGAAGTTACCAGGGCAGTGAGGGATCCTGAGAGGCAGAGTAGCACAGTAGGGCTTCTAGGGATCCAGGAAGTGCAGTAGTGGGAGTCAGGATTCTAGAGCATGGCAGTCGCTCGAGTCCAGGCTTGGGGTTCAAGGGCCTGGCTTCCAGGGTCAGGGTTCCAGGGTCAGGGTTCCAGGGTCAGGGTTCCAGGGGTCTAGGCTGCCGCCCCGTGACTGCCCTGGCAACCCCAGCGCCCCGCTCCTCAGCACCCAAGTGTGGGTGCCTGTGTTTCGACGCAAGGCCCCCTACCCTGGAAGCCCCACCCCCGCCCCTGGACCCCCGTAACCTGGCTCGTGCCCCGGAATCCAGAGCAGGAAGTCCTTCATTCACGCGCCAAGCGTCGTGGTGCCCAGCTCGCGAAGCGCGCCTTGCCGCCCCTACGAATCTCTAGCCTAGATACCTCAGACCTCAGCAAGGCGACCTACAGGCTCCTGATTCGGGCGCTGAGAGCGGAGGTAAAGAGGCTTCAGGGTTCAGGGGGTCTAGACCTAGAGACCCTGGGAAGCGCGGGCAAGGTCCTTGAGCTTCTGGCTTCGGGGGCTGCGACCCTGGAGATTAAGCCTGCGACGAGCCCTGGCCAGGTGGTCAATATCCTGAACAGTAGCAGCCCCACCGACATGGCGCGACTCATCGCACACGCACGGGGCGTCCAGGGTGGGGAGCTGGGGGCTGGGGGGACCCAGGTACCCCCGGGGGGTCATTCTGTACGGGAATTGTCAGTGACTGGGACCCCCTCAGATATAGACGTTTCACCGCAGCCTGCGGAGAAATAGCATGCGCCTGACAGTCGTCGACGGCCCCGCCCCCGAAGCCCAGAAGCGGGAATGGGCCTCCTGGACCGGACTCCCTGTCGTGGTGGAGTCTGAGTGCGACGCCTGCGACCTGGATACCCTACTCTCTATTCTCAGGGCCAGCGGAAACAACCACTGCGTCCTGGTGCCCGAGTCAGGGCCCCTGGAACATGACACACTGTCCATGCTGGTGGACCAGTGGAGCGCCAACTTTCAGTGGCTGAATCCTTCCGTTTCCCCGCAGCCCGAGGAAAAGTAGCATGGCCAAGTTCTCCAAGCCTGGATCCCCTGCTCCAGAATCCAAGCCCCCGAAGCACGGATTCACTGAGACGTCCGAGTGGCCCTTCCCTCCGGGCTTCGAGGTTCGCGCCTTCGCGCTTGAGCACCGTCAACCCGGACGCCTACTTCGCCTCGCAACGTTCGTGATGCGCGACGGACTAGTCGATCGCGTAGAGTACAGCCCCGACAACATGGAAGCGGTAGTCGGGGGCCAGGGCTACACCAGCCTAGAGGACACCCGGATCCGAATCAACGAGAACCTGTACCCGGGCCTCCCCCGAAAGGACTAGCCATGATCGAGATCCTGTACGGAGTCACCGCAGCCGCAGGAGTTTCCGTCTATGTCGCCAGGGGCATCCTGGGGCTTCGGGAGCGCCGCTACCTGGACGCCCGAGCCGACCGCGTAGCCCGACGCGAGCACCGTGAATCCCAGTCCCTCCCTCCAGCCTCCCTGGGCGAGTTCTACGAGTTCCGGGAGCAACTGGAGAAGCTTCGCAAGGTCGTGAACCACTGCGCCATGGCGTCAGGGATCACTGGACGCCCCATGCCCTCAGCCCCCGACGTCATTTCCCCGCTGCCGCAGAGAAAGGCGTAATCTGGCGCGCAGAGCCAAGAGTAGAGGGTCTAGGGACCCTGCCCCCCGCGCCGTGGAGCCCCAGGGACTGCCTGGCGACCTCACTCGGGCGCAGGCGAGGGGTCAGTTTGGCTCGGACTACGTTGACGACAAGACCCAGGCCGAGGCCGCCAGGGCGCTGTGGCACATGGGGAATCTGGAGTACCTGGTCAAGGACTACCAGCTTCCACTCTACCACTTCATGCGCGGGGACGATGGACTCCAGCTTACGGTCAGGGTCGTCAAGATATCCCGACAGTGGGGAAAGTCATTCGTGGGACTGCTGGCCTGCACGGAGCGGTGCCTCCAGAAGCCTGGGGCCAGCGTCAAGGTGGTGGCTAAGACCGCCTCCAGCCTGAAGCAGTTCCTCCTGCCGAACATGCGCCGCCTCCTCTGGAAGTGCCCTGAGGAGCTGATGCCGGTCTATAACTCGGTCGACCACATCTACACCTTCAAGAATGGCTCGACTCTTGCATTAGGGGGCGCCGAGACCCTGAGGGCAGTGGACAGCCTCCGAGGCCCCGCCGTCGACCTGTGGCTTATAGATGAAGCCTCCTTCATCCCCACGGATGAGCTGGCGACTCTCATCAAGGACGTGGCCCTACCCACGACCATGACCACGAACGGGCGCATCATTCTCCAGTCCTCTCCCGCCACGCGCCCCGGCCACTACTTCACGACGCGCTGCAACATGGCCAAGGCGAAGGCTGCCTACTTCGAGCGCTCCATCCATGACTCTGACGCCACGGACGCCCAGAAACGCGAGTGGTGCGAAGAGGCCGGGGGTCCCGAGTCCGACACCTGGCGCCGAGAGTACGAGAACCAGGACATCCTGGATGCCTCCACCATCATCATTCCTGAGTACGCTTCTTGCAAGGCCAAGCTGACCGCCAAGCAGCGCCCCCCGGACGCTCACGAACTGCTGTTGACTGCGGCGGATCCGGGGTTCAGGGACGGCAACGGGTTGCTATTCGGATACTATGACTTCCAGCGGGGAGTCCTGGTCATCCAGGCGGAGAAGTACGTCAAGGCCGTCACGACCGCTGATGTTGCCAGGGAGGTCACCGCAACGGAGCGACGGCTCTGGAATGCAGGGGCGGATAACCAGGCCCCAGATCCCAGGCCCCGCAGGGAGGTCTATCGTCGCGTGTGTGACGTGGACCCACAGTTTGCCTTCGACATGCTGAAGCTTCACCGCATCCTCTGGCAACCCGTGCGCAAGCAGGCCCTGGAGGCCATGGTCAACCAGCTTCGCATCCGTATCTCCACCGGAGGACTCGAGGTGGACCCGTCCTGCGTCCTTCTTCTCCACCAGCTTGACACGGGTACCTGGCACCCCTCCAGGCAGGCGTTCGCCAGGTCCGAGGGCATGCACTGCGACCTGCTTGCGGCCCTCGTATACCTCAACCTGGAAGCCCCAGCACGAAAGAACCCGTACCCTCAAGGCTCCGGGCCCAGCGTCTACACGCATCAGTCGGCCCCATCCTCCGCTGTAGCCCCCACGCCCCTGACCGGCATCGCACAGGTCATGACTCGAGCCATGGCGCCCGCCATGCGGCAGCTCCTTGGAGAGTAGACATGAACCCCAACGACAAAGACATAGACCAGTGGGCCGGCAAGAACAGAGACACCTACTGGGCCGCTGGTCCGTCCGACGAGCTGGCGGCTGACGTCACGGCTCGCGTGGACCAGTATTACAACTACCTCAGGAGCGGCTGGAAGCTGGAGCTGTGGAATCGCTGCTACCGGGCGATGCACAACGGAGGCCTGGAGCACGGCCTGATTCTCTCGGGGGGCCAAGCGGGGGAGCAGATGCTCCTCAAGGCCAACCACCTCCGGTCCATCAACCAGAACATCACCAACGCGGTGACGTCAGAGCGGCCCTCGTTCGACGCCAAAGCCGTGAATAACGACTACCAGAGCAGCGTTCAGTGCCAGCTTGGTCAGCAGATTCTGGACTATGACATCATGCGGGAGAAGAAGCTGGAGGCCACCTCCCGACAGTGCGTCGAGTACGCCGTCCACTACGGAGAGGGCTTCATTACCAAGACCTGGGACTGGAATGCCGGTCAGATCCTGGGCAAGCTGCCCGACACGGAGGAGCTTGACGACGTCGGGGAGCCCATCCCTGGAAGCGGTAAGCCCCAGTGGAGCGGTACCCTTCAGTTCCGGACCTATGGGCCCTGGGACGTGATTCGGGACTTCGTGGAGGATGACGAAGACGAGATTGAGTGGTACGTGGTGCGAGACTTCGTGAACCGCTACAACCTGCTCGCCCAGTATCCGGACAAGGCGGACGAGATCAAGGCCGCGCCCACCAGGGTGGAAGCGTTCGCCAACCATCCCATGGTGGCGTTCCGCCAGGTCATGGTCCAGCACATGTGGCAGTATACCGACGAAATCGAGGTCTTCTACTTCTACCATGCCCGCACTCCTGCTATGCCGCACGGCAGGGAGATGATGCTGGCAGGCTCCAACTGGATCGTGGACGGGCCACTGAAGTACCGTGAGCTGCCGATTTACCGGATAGCTGCGGGTCGCCAGCCGGGTACCGCCTTTGGGTACACGATGACGTTCGACCTCCTGCCCATCCAGCACGCAATAAATGCGCAGTACACGACCATCGCCACGAACCAGGCGGCCTTTGGGATCCAGAGCGTCGGAGTCCCAACGGGGGCCAACATCACCGCCAAGCAGCTCGGCACTGGACTCCAGATTCTCGAGTTTGACCCGGTCCCCGGGGTTGAGGGCGGGGGCATGCCGGTTGGCGTGAACCTGACCAAGACGGCCCCCGAGACGTTCACTTGGCTCGACCACCTCGTCAAGGATCTTCAGCTCATCTCTGGCGTCAACAGCACGCAGCGGGGGGCGCCAGAGGAGAACATCAAGTCCGGATCCATGGCGGCCCTGGTGGTTAGCCAGGCCCTGACATTCACCATCGACCTCCAGGCGTCCTACATCGAGGCCCTGGAGCAGATCGCCACGGGGAGCATCAATGACTACGTGGACTTCGCCTCGGCGCCACAGATCGCGCTCATCGCTGGCAAGTCTAACAGCACATACCTGAAGACCTTCAAGGGCAACGACCTGAAGATGATCTCTCGGATCGTGGTCGACGTCGGCAACCCCCTGCTCAAGACCATCGCAGGTCGCCTCGAGGTGGCACAGCAGTTGCTTGCCAACAAGAAGATCGACACCGCTGAAGAGTACATCGCCGTCCTGACCTCTGGACGCCTGGACCCCGTAACGGGAGGCCCCGCAGCCGAGAACCTCTGTATCACCGCCGAGAACGAGGAGCTGTCGGCCGGGCGCCCCGTCATGGTCATCATGACCGATGACCACCCCATCCATATCCGGAAGCACAAGGTCGTCCTTTCGATGCCCAGCGCCCGCTCCCCCGATGCTGATGGCAACACCAACGCCGTCGTTCAGGCGACCATCTCACACATCGAGCAGCACATCAATGCCATGAAGACGGTTGACCCCGCCCTGCTACAGCTCATCGGGGTTCAGCCCATCATCCCGCCCCCGCCCCCGAATCCCGACTCCCAGGCCGCTTACCAGGCCGAGTTGCAGGTCGCGACGAACCCAGGGGCTAGCGGCCAGCGTCAGGCCGCCCAGGACGTCTATAAGGTCGCTGGCGCCCCTCAGCCGGGCAAGCCCGTGAGCCCGGAAGCCAACCAGGAGCGCATGCCGTCGATGCCGAGACCCCCGAAGAACCCCCTGACCGGCGACCGAGCCGAGAGCCAGGGCACACCGGACCGAGCCACGCCCCCGGGCGTCACCCCAGCCAAGCAGTAGGAGGAACCCATGGCCGAGAATACCGTTACCCCAGTCGCTGCCCCCGCAGCCACCACCACCCCTGCCGCCGCAGCCCCGGTCGCTACCCCCGCCGCTGCCTCCCGGACCTTCAAGGTCAAGGTGGATGGCCAGGAGCGGGAGGTAGACGAGGCAACCCTGATCCGGGACTACCAGATCTCGGCCGCTGGCATGAAGCGTCTCCAGGAGGCATCAGCCAAGGAGAAGTCCATCGAGTCCTTCAAGGAGGCGTTCGAGCGGGACCCCGTTGGCACCATGCAGCATTTCGGGAAGGGCAAGAACGGCCCCGAGTTCCGCAAGGCGGTGGAGAAGTTCCTCCTTGGCGAGCTGGAGCGCGACGGTGAGAGTCCTGAACAGAAGGAGCTGCGTTCAGCCCGGGAGGATGCCGCCGCTGCCAGGAAGGAGCTGGAGAAGCATACCCAGGACCGAAGCAAGAAGCTCGCCGAAGAGGCCATGAAGCGCGAAGCCTCCACTATGGACCAGGAGATTGCTGGGGCCATCTCGACCGTTGGCCTCCCCAAGACCCCGGACACGGTCAAGCGACTGGCACAGATCATGCTACAGAACCACGTCGGCAAGGTGGGCCTCAGCACGGCCCAGTGCGCCCAGGTCCTGCGCCGAGAGGTGGAGGAGGCCCACAGGGCACTCCTGGACGGGATGGACGACGAGGGGACTTTCAACTTCCTGGGCGACAAGGTCACCAGCCGTCTCCGCAAGGTCGAGGTGGCGCGGATGAAGACTCCTTCCCCCGCCAGGGCCGCGTCCACCAAGCCACGAGCCCCCAAGTCCGATGAATCTCCCAAGTACCACGGCTTTAAGAGCCTGGATGCCCGGCTCGAGGCCATCAAGAAGGGCAAGGCATAAACCGTGCCGTAACCTTCGGGTGAGTAAGATGCGTACGGCTCCACCCCTACCCTCGGGCGGGAACGGTGCCGCCGCTACCTGTAGGTCCAGAGTCGGTAGTTGCGCCGTTCCTTAACCCTTGCGACGTAGGAGTAGATATGGCAGCCGGCGACAGCCTTATGTCTCAGCTTTCGGGCCTCTTCAAGGAGGTCTATGCGACGGAGATCAAGACCGCGATTCCTGAGTGCGCGAAGCTCCTGAAGGAAGTTCCCTTCGAGAGCCGTGCCCCCCTCGGTAACCGTTTTCACCAGCCCATCGTCCTCACCGGCGAGCAGGGCGTCACGTACGCGGCCCCCGGCGCTGGCAACTTCGCCCTGGGCTCCAGCATCAGCCTGAACAGCCAGGACGCCCAGATCGACGGCTACCAGATGGTCCTGTCGGCCGGTCTGGATTACGAGTCGATGGCCCGCAGCATCCATGGCGGCAAGGCTTCCTTCGCCACGGCGACCAGCGTCAAAGTCAAGAACGTCCTTAGCTCGATGCGCAAGCGCACCGAAGCCAGCCTCTGGTACGGCCAGGAGGGCATCGGCATCGTCTCGACCACTACGGCGATCGACGCCACGAACACCACTGTGGTTGTGACCAGCGCCACATTCATGCCCCTTCTGTTCGCGGGCCTGGAGAACGCGGAAGTTGTCTTCTACGTCCCCACGACCAACGTCCGGATCGGCACGGAGCCTGCCGCGGGCAGCCCTGGCGCGTACACCATTACGTCGGTGGACGTCTCGGCCGGCTCGTTCAACGTCGTCTCGAGCGCTGCTGATGCCACTGCCCTTGATGCGGTCGTCGGCGGCGACGGGGTCCGGATCTTCTTCCGGTTCTCCGTGGCTGGCAGCGCGGGCACCTTCGCCTACAACGAGATGATGGGCATCAGCCCCCAGCTCACCAGCACGGCCACCCGGTTCAACATCAACCCGGCCCTCTACAACCTGTGGCAGGGCAACAGCTACGACGTCGGCAGCCAGCCCCTCACCTTCAAGAAGGTCATCACCGCCGTTGGCCAGGCCGTGAACCGTGGCCTTGACGAAGACGTGGACGTCTGGATTCCGGTCTCGAGCTGGGACGACCTCCTGAGCGACCAGGCGGCGCTCCGCAAGTACGACCAGAGCTTCAGCGACAAGCAGCTCGACCAGGGCAGCCAGTCCATCAAGTTCCACAGCGTCAACGGCGCCATCAAGATCACGGCGCACGGGATGCTGAAGAACGGGGACGCCTTCGTCCTGCCGATGGGCCGTGACCACATCCTCCGCATCGGGGCCTACGACATCGCGTTCGTGCAGCCGGTTGCGGGTGACTTCGTGGACGATGGCGCCGCCGAGTTTTTCACGGACCCGAGCCGCGCTGGCGTGTTCTTCCGCTGCTACTCGCACCAGGCCATCATCCTGATGAGCCCTGCAAAAAGCGTCAAGATGGTGAACATCGTCCCGACGGTTTAGTCGGTCCGGGTGACGGAGGTGGGCCTTGCGGGGCCCCCTCCTCCCCGGGGTAGTTCTGGATCCCGGAGCTAGACTCCGAGGTCAAGAAGTACCACACAGCAGTTCCTGCCTCGGACCAGAAAGGGCTGGCATCATGGCGACTCCTAGCAGACTCCTGATTCAGATCACGTCCCCCAACTCGGACCTCTTCAAGTTCGATGGGGTGCTGTCGCAGCCCGGAGCCAAGCACCGCTTCGCCGTCAACGTCCAGACCCTCTTCAATGCGATGGTCGGGGGCTCGCTGAATGCTCAGGTCGCAGTCATCCGCTCGGGAACCGGGGTGCGGGCGTCAGGGACCCTGACCGGCACGACGGTCATCGCCACGAACACCGTGGCTATCGCTGGCGTGACGCTCACGGCTCACGCATCCACCCAGGACGCCACCAATTTCGTGGTCGGCGCTAGCGATACGGAGACCATGGCGAACCTGGTCACCACCATCCTCGCGAATACGACCCTCAACAAGATCGTCACGGCCTCCAGCGCCCTGACCGTGACCACAGTGACCTGCCTCGAGACCGGCGTCCTGGGGAACCAGGTGACCCTGGCGAGCGGTCAGGCCAGCATCGTGGCCTCTGGGTCGGGGAAGCTCGCTGCGGGCGCCGGTGACCTCTCTACCCCCCTTCACTACGGTTACTAGGAAGGGTCGCCATGAGCGCAGCCGAAGGAATTTGCAACGTCGCTCCCGCCACCTTCAGCGAAGGCGATCGTCGCCCGCTGTCCATGGATCTGGCTGGCAACCTCCGATGCCTGAACGTGGTCACGGTCGCTAGCATCACCGAGCTGAACGCCATGGCTCGAGACCAGGTCCATCAGGACGCCGGGATCGTGACAAGGCCTCTTCTCCCTGCGTCCGGAATGGACGTTACGGGGGCGGCCTCGGTCAGTGAGCGGACCCCCATCATCTGTGTCTCGTTCAACTACTCGGTCCTGAATACTGAACTGACCACCAACGTCGTCAACACCACGGGAACGGTCACTCAGGCCGATTCCATGGCCGTGCTCTCCACTGGCGTGGATGCGGCAGGCTCCGCCTCCCTCCGCAGCCGGGACTCGGCAAGGTACATCGGCGGGGAGGGGCTCGTGTCCTCCTACTCGGCCATATTCTCGGCTGGTGCCGTTGATTCCAAGCAGATTATCGGGCTGGGCAACTCGGTCGATGGCCTGTTCTTTGCAGACGTGGACGGCGTATTCGGCATCCTGCACCGCCTGTCAGGCTCTGACAGCATCTTTGTTCCGCAAGCCTCATGGTCCGAGGACCCGTGTGATGGGACCGGCCCCAGCGGCCTCGTCCTCGACCCGACCAAGGGAAATGTCTACGCCTCTTCGTTTCTGTGGCACGGTTTCGGCCCCATCTTCTTCTTCGTGTCGGACGGGCAGAGGTTCGTCCTGGTTCACGTGATCCAGTATTCCAACCTGAACACGGTCCCACACCTCACGAACCCCAACCTCCCGTTCTTCGCCCAGGTCATCAACTCGGGCAACACGTCGGACATCGTCTTGAGGTGCGCCTCCGCTGGAGTGTTCGTCCAGGGCAAGGACGCCAGCGGCTCGCTCCCGAGCGTCGGGGTTAGAGGGTGCCGGAGCAACACCAAGTCGGCCATCACGGCCGAGACCAACCTCTTCACCATCCGGAACAAGGCCAGCAACGTCTACGGCGGGACCAACACGTCGGCCGTTCGGATCAAGTTGACTGGTCTCCGCGTCTCGGCGTCGGCCGGGGGGGCAGCCAACATCTTCCGCCTCGTCAAGAACGCCACCCTGGGCGGCTCCCCCTCCTTTGCGGACTTCGATGCAGCCACCAGCGCCCTGGACGTGGATGTGGCGGGCACGACGGTCGCGGGTGGACGCGAGAGATACGCCCAGAGCCTGAACAACAACGCCAACGACTCGATCGACCTGTCTCCCTACAACATCGTCCTAAACCCGGGGGACACGTTCACGGTCTCTGGGTCGGGATCTACGTCGACCCTGTTCGCCAGCCTCTCCTGGATCGAGTTCCCGTAGTCTCCCCACGCTCCGGGGGGAGCGGCAACCGGGAGGGTTCTTGGTAGCCATGTCATACAACGAGGTAGCGGCATTAAGCGCGAAACTGGACCGGCTGGCCGAGGGTATGGCCCGCCTTGAGGAAGCCCAGCGTCGCGACCACGAGGCCCTGGCCGCCGTGATGGAGGAACGCACCTTCCTGAAGCGCAAGATCCTGGGCCTGGGCTTCTCCCTCCTGGGCGCCGTTATCCTTGCCCTTGGCGCCTACTTCCGGCGCTTCTTGAAGCTCGAACCCTAAACCCGGAGCCTTGAATGTGGACTTTCGAGCAGGGCTCTGGAGAGTTGCTCAGGGGCGGCGTCTGTGTCGCTCATGGCTATGCGGGATTTGGGGACGGCAAGGGGAACCCGGAGAAGCAGGACGTCCGAAACGTTGGCCCCATACCCCGGGGTTTCTGGAGGATCCAGTCCCTGACCGAAGGCCAGACCGTTCACGGCCCCTACGTCATGCGTCTGGTCCCGGAGCACGGGACTGAGGTCTTTGGGAGGAGTGGGTTCCTGATTCACGGGGACAGCATCAAGAATCCTGGGACGGCGTCCCATGGATGCATTATCCTGGCCAGGGTCGCCAGGGAGATGGTGTGGAAGTCAGGGGATCGTCGGCTCGAGGTGGTGGCATGAACAGTGCAAGCAGGAGGACTCCCTTCTACTGGGTGCTTGTCCTGGCGACCATATCCCTGGCCGTAACCTCCAGGAGCCCGGACATGCTCCCCGCCTTTCAGACGTGGGCCACCCTGGTGACCCTTACCTACGCGGGCATGGTCGGGCATCACGCGGTCACGAAGGAGCGGAAAGATGATCCGAGTCAAGACCCTTCGTAGGATGGCCCTGGGCGCCTCGCTGCTCGCTTCTCTGGGCGGGGGGCTATGGTTGGGTACCCGGTATGGCGAACGTCGCGCTACGGGGCGCCTGTAGAGCCGTTTGTCCGCCTGGGCCGAAGAGAACGAATGCGTCCCGCCGCCCCTCCCTGGAACCACCAAAATCTTCCCCGGGGACCCCGTCCCCCGCAGCCTGTAGCCTGGAGACACCATGAGCGTTCAGATCGACGTCCTTCGTGACATCATCGAGCAGATGGAGCAACTCGAGCAGCGTGCTCTGTCGGCTCTCCGCTCCGAGGGTCAGCCGGACGTGGCCCACGAGCTGGGCGAGAAGGCCGAGGAGGCCGTCAAGGGGGCTCCGGAGTCGGAGGAGCTGCCCGGCGAGGAGCTGGGCGAAGGCATGCCGGTCGAGGATCCGGGGGAGGCGATGGGTGCGCCTGCGGACCTGGTCGCCTCGGTTGAGGCTGGGGAGTCCGAGGACGAGGAAGAGGACGAGGACGAGGACAGCAAGAAGGCTAAGTCTATAGTTTCCGGCATGTTCGGCAAGAGAGGCGCACGCTAATGGCTACCCCCCTGTTCATGAAGCAGTTTGTAAACCCCATCTCCACCGAGATCGAGGGTGACCTGAACGTCACCGGGGTCATCAGTGGCGGCATTGTGGCTGGAGACCTGTCTGCTGGGGATGTGACGGCCCTCGGGTCCACGGTTCCGCACGCGCTGGAGGAGCGCTGGGCCAACGTCCACTGGGCTCAGGACTTCGCGACCTTCGCGGCGGCGGTAGCGGCGGCCAACGCGAGCGGCAAGACGCTGATGATCTCGACGCCTCAGACCATCACGACAGCCATCGGAACCATCACTGCTCCGGTGGAGATGGTGTCCACGGGGCGGCTGGTGGTGAACGCGGGCGGGTCAGTGACGCTGGAGGGGGCGTTCAGGAGCGACGAATCCTTTCGCTTCGACACGAGCGGGGGTGGGACCGTCTCTTTTGCCTCCGCCAACTCGTATCTGTTCAACGTCAAGTGGTTTGGGGCGGTCGGTAACGGGTCCACGCAGAACGCAGTCGCATTCGCCGCGTGCAAGGCGGCCGTCGTTTCGGCCGGCGGCGGGACGATGTATATCCCCGCTGGCACGTATAACCATACAGGTACGTTCACCTACCCGAATAACGTCCCGTTTCGCATGCAGGGGGAGATGAATGCCCTGACTCGTGGCGGAATGGCGCACATTCAGTGGTCTAACAACGACGCTCAGGTCTGCATAGACGTTCCGGGCGCGACGTCGCTGGACGACCAAAACTGCGCTAGCATGTCTGGCCTGGATCTTGTCGGACTCAACTCGATTCACGAGGCCATTGTTAGGGTCACGGGACGCAAGTGGCAGATGGACCACGTCCGCTGCTACAAGGGGCAGGACGGGATCCAGCTCAATCAGGTATACACGTGCAGCATCGATTCCTGCCTTGGAGCGGTCCAGGGGCGAGACGGTCTCAGGCTGAATGATGCAAACTTGATATGGGCGACCAGGTGCCAGTTCAAGTTCGCAGGGATGAATGCGGTTCACGTGGTCATTGGGAATACCAACTATTTCGACGTGGACTACTCGGGCCCCGTGAATGGGGCGGGCTTCTGGGTGGACTTTGGGTCCGGTAACCATTTCCGTGGGTATTACGAAGACAATGTCTCGGGCGGAACGGACGCCCTGGTGGGGTATTTCGGGCCCGACACGCACCACAACTCATTCGAGGGATTTCTTAGCAACAGCAAGTCAATTGTAGACCTGGGTCAAGATAACACCTACCCTGCCGGACAGGGGATTCCCAGCGTCGACAAGGTGGCTCGCGGTGGCGTCGTCAACCATGTGAACGACTCCTCGTTCCGGCTTGGCGTGACAGGTTGGGCGGTAGCAGGCGGAGAAGGAACGGTTTCGCAGGACGCTGCCGTCGGCGTAACTACCTCAACCAGCATGAAGGTAACCGCGACGGGTACTCCCGGTGGTAATTGCCTGGCCTTCAAGTCCCTGGGGCCGACCCTGGTGGCGGGTGACGAGGTTGTGTTGACCGCCATGGTCAAGGCCAACCGTCCGCTTTATCGACAGCTCCCGTTCCCGGGCGGACCACTGCACACGCGCTTTGTCGTGCAACTAAATAACGGTCCAACCAGCCTGGACGTTATTGGAGAGACGTCTTCTCAGCCGTATGTGGACGAAGACTGGCGCCCAGTTGTCTCGATGTTCAAAGTCAAGGAATCGTCTGCGTTCACCGGTCAGCTTCAGCTTGGATTTTTGATAGCTGGATTTGAGGCTGGGGATATTATATGGGTCACTGACGTCATGTATCTTGTGAATCCACCCAAGAACGTGCAGGCCACATCCATACCGTATGTGGCCAACGACCTGGTGTCCGGCACGCTTGCGGTGCCACTGCGACTCCCAGTCGGGGACGTATCCAGCAGGCTTCGCCCGATCGATACGTCCGCACTGACGATCCAGGGAACTGCTCCGGATGGCGCCTCAGCCGTGGGGGTGGTGCTGGACGCCTCCCCCGCGCTGTCAACGTCTGGGGCGAAGGTCGCCAGCTTCCGGAACGGCGGGAGCGAGCGCGCCTTTGTGGATAAAGACGGAACTTCAACCTTCAACGGGGTAAGGGTTGGGAACTCCATCGTAACAAACGCCGCGGCGGGGCAGTCCATCGTAGTGTCGGGAAATGCGTCCAACGAAGCTTCTGCCACTGGATGCAAGCTGGCGAACAATAACGCCCTGACCACCGCCGGCGCGAAAGCGGTAGCCCTGTATCGAGACTTCGGGACGAACGAGGTATTCGCCATCGGCAAGGACGGCGACCGAAAGACCGGGGCGGTCACCTTTCTCGATGACTCCGCCACCCCCGGAAACCGGACCGTCAATCTTCCGCACGGCATCAATGCGTTCTCGGCCGGCACGGCGGCGGTCGCCATTACGAACTCCCTTGTCACGGCCACCAGCCGGGTCCACGTGGTCATCCAGACCAATGACGCCACGGCCATCCTCAAGAACGTGGTCCCGGGCGCCGGGTCCTTCGTCGTGAATTTGACTGCGAACGCCACAGGCATCACCAAGTTCGGGTGGGAAGTGGTGAACTAGATGACCATCTCCGTCCCCCAGGGCTCAGCTCAGAACTCCAACCCCCCGCCCCTGTCCATCCTGGGTCAGGCGTCCGTTGCGGGCGTGGGGGGCCTTGTGTGGGTGGGGAACTGGTCCCCAGCCACGCCCTACACCTACGGAATGGGGGTCCAGTCAAACAACAGCTCCTGGGTCGCCATCGCAAATAGCCTGGGGAGCGCTCCTGCGGTAGGGAATCCCAACTGGCAGCTCCTGGCCCTGGGCGTCACGGGCGGGGGCGCCATCAACTCGGTCACCAGTGGTGCGGGGCTCCTTCTGGCTGGGGGGGTGCTGTCCTACAGTCCTACGAACGTGGACTATTCCCTAGGCCTAGTCACGGTCCCTACGTTCCCGTCTAGGACCCTGGCCGCCCACCTGGCCACCCTTCCCGACGCCAGAATCACGGCCACGGGGGCGGCCACCCCCAGGTCCCTGGCGGACCACCTCGCGACGGTTCCGGACGCCAAGGTCATCGCTACGGGGGCGGCTACGCCCAGGTACCTTGCGGACCACCTGGCCACCCTTCCCGACTCCAAGGTCATCGCCACGGGAAGCACCACGCCCATCTCCATCCAGGACTGGCAGGCCCAGTTCGTGAACGTCAAGGCGTTCGGAGCCAAGGGCGATGGCGTCACGGACGACACAACGGCCATTCAGGCGGCCATCTTCGCCGTATCCCAGTCCTCCATACCTCCAGCCTCCCTTGCCTCCGCCTACAGGTACGGTGGAACGGTCTTCTTCCCCAAGGGCAAGTACAAGACCACGGCCACCCTGTACGTTCCCGCCTACGTCAACCTCCAGGGCTCGGGGAGGGTCTTCTTCGATAACGGCAACATCGCTACGGTTCCGGCCGCCCAGTGCCCGGGAACCGTGATCTTCTTTGTGCCCGCCGTGGCCGCCTCCTACGCCCTCCAGTCCGGGAACTTCGTGGTGGCTTCCGGAGCCCTCAAAACAACCACCACAGACATCCTAGGAGCCGATATAGACGCTGGAACCTACTCGGAGGTCCGGGACGTCACGGTCAGGGATCTGACCGTCGCTACGGCCACGGCTGGAGTCCTGGGGGGCATCCTGATGACGGGGGCCGCCACCAGCAGCCTGGCCAACGTGGGGGCGGTTGGGACGTTCACCAACGGGGTCCGCGTGTCGGGGTCCTGGTCCTTCCATGCTCGCCAGGTGGGTATCAACGTGACGAACGCTGGAGGCGTGGGGTTCCAGTTCTTCAACGCCGCCAACGGATGCTCGGTGGAGAACTCCTATGTCTCCACAAACGACGTGGACGGGACAGCGTATATCGTTGCCGCTGCCACGTCGGTGTCGGCCAGGAACCTCATCGCCGAAGTGTCGCTGGTGGGCTTCGTGGATGATGGTTCCGACAACACTGAGTGGTTTGGGCTCTACGCCGAAAGGGTCCTGGGCAAGATCCTGAGCGTCACGGCCAACGGGAGCCTGTGTCCCCACTTTACGAACATCAGGGTCATCAACTCCCCGGCTGCCGTTCTGTTTGACGACCAGCTCGGGGCGGTGTCGGCCGAGGTCAGAGGCTACAGCGCGTTCAACGGTGTCGTGACGATCCTCGGTAACACGACGGCGGATACTCAGGTCACCTTCTGGGGTATCTCACCCACGGCGAGCGATGTCCTGACCGTCAACAACGCCACGGCCATCAAGTTCATCCCGGACTCCAAGCACGAGACCCTGGCTGGCACACAATACATCGAGCACCGGGACATGCCCGCAGCCGGGGCAGCGTATCATCAGATCGAGCACAAGTTCACTGGCGTCACGAACTACAATGAGTTCTGGACCCCCACCGAATACCAGCTCCAGGACAACGCCGGCAACACTCGGTTCCGGTTCGCCTTCGACACCCTGCGGTTCGAGACGGTGGGCGGCATCAGCCCTGGGGACACTGGTAACGGCGCCCAGTCGGGAGCCATCTATCAGGGGGCGGGGGCACCTAGCAACGCGGACGGCAACGATGGTGACATGTTCTTCAGGACTGACACCCCGGGAACCCTGAATCAGAGGATCTACATCAAGAACGCTGGAACCTGGACCGGATTCGCCTAGCCGGAGCCCTGGAGACCCATGTCGAATCTCATATCCTGGCCCGCTCAGCCCAGCCCCATCATCGCCAGCTATTTGGTCCAGTCGTCCAGCGTCTTCGCTGGGCCCTACGCGACAATCGCGACGATTCCCAACACGCCCTCAGACCCCAGCGTCTACAGCACCGTCACCAACAGCTTCTACTACAACGATGGAGCTGGGACGCTCACGACCTGGTACCGACTGGTCATTGTCGACACCCTGGCCAACCAGACCGTGGGCCCCGCGTTTCAGGTCGGCTCCCAGCCCCCGGAGCGCATCTCCCGGCCCTACACGGCCGACGCCATCCTCTCCAGCGCCAAGCTTCGCGCCCTGATTCCCGTGGCCTCGGGCCGGACGTTCTCTGATGATGACCTGCTTTCCTTCGCCACGGACGAGATGCGCAACACCCTGGTCCCGGCCATCCTGTCCGTACGCCAGAAGTATTACGAGGCCCGGACGGACTTCGCCATGGCCTTCGACCCCCAGGACCCTACCGGGCGAACCCTGGGGCCCTACCAAATCCCGTACCGGGCCATCGGGGCCGACCCCTCCCTGGTCCAGCTTCTGGACTCCTCCGGCCGGCCCACGGAGGTGCCCAGGGTTGACACGGCTGACATGCCGTTCCAGAACTTCGGCCTGTGGATCCTGGGGGACCAGCTCTATGTCAACGTGTCACCAGGGACGGCCTGGAGCGGTCTGCGGGTCTACTTCGCCCTCAGGACGAACCGCCTGGTCCTGTCGGAGGATGTGGCGGTCATCCAGTCCGTCAACTTCACCACCAACACAGTGACCCTGGCGAACGTCCCGGACTCCTTCCCCGTAGTCGGGAACTTCGACCTGGTACGCTCCAACCCCAACTTCGGGATGCAGGCGTACGACCAGCCCGGGGCTCTCTCGGGGGCCGTGGTGTCGTTCGACCCGGTTGCGTACCCTCTCCCCGCGACTCTTGTTGCTGGAGACCAGCTTTCGGTTGCGGACACGTCGGCCGTCGTCCAGCTGCCGGTGGAGTGGCACCCCATACTGGCCCAGGCGGTTGCCTGCCGCATGCTTGAGGCACTGGGGGACCAGGAGGGTCTCCAGGCGGCTAACGCCAAGCTAGGGGCGATGATGTCCAGGGGGATGGGGCTCGTTAAGAACAGAATCGGCAGTAATCCCAGGACCGTCTACAATGTTCATTCGCCGCTCCGCCGCTGGATGTAGCCAAAGGTAGGACAGATGCCCGTCTCCCAGACCGTCTACCTCCAGGCCCGCGGCCTCCAAACGGCCAACAGCCAGGTAGATCAAGGCGATGCCCCTGGTTTCCTGTCCGTGGCCCAGAATCTGGTTCTGAACCACCAGGGGTTATGGGAGCCGCGTCGCGGCATCGGTCTTGCAGTAGACGCCAGCGAGTACATGGCCGAGGAGATCACCTCCCTGGTCACGTTCAACAAGCATGTCGTCGCCGTCAGCGCTGACGGTGCAGTAACTGCCTTCAATGCCAGCTCCCTTGCCGTGGCCCTGCCCCTGGGGACCGTGCTAGCCACCATTGGGGTGGGCACCGGAGTCGGGAATCCAGCCGTGGGCTTCGTGAGGGGCATGGAGGCCAAGGGTAACCTGTACCTGGCGTCGAGCGCGGGGATTCAGGCCATGGACGTTGGCATGGCGGCCCTTCGTCCGGCCGGCCTGGTCATGCCCTCGATTTATGGATACTCCCTGTCCGCCGGAGGGGTCTTTCCCACCTCCAACTACGCTACCTACCGGGTTGCCCTCTCCTTTACCGACGCGAGCGGAAACCTGGTCATCGGGCCCGTATCCAACCCGATGGTGGTGTCCAACTTCACGGGTGGAGACGTAATCGTTCAGCTCCTGGGTCAGTTTGCAGGTACCCCCCCGGCCGGGTACAAGGTGCTGGTCTACAGGACTCTCTTTTCGACCGTCGACGAACCGGGGGACGAAGAGTTCCTGGTCGGAGAGGCTGCCGTGGTGGCGGAGTATTCGGGGTACAGTCGGTTTTTCATCAACGACTCCGTGGGCCGTATGTCCGCGGCCCTGTACTCCAACGCTTCCCAGGAGGGCATCAGTCAGTCCAACTCGCCCCCTCCCGCCTCCATGGACCTCGCCTCGTACCGAGGGATCTCCTTCTACTCGGCTCCGTACTACAACCCGGCGGTGCTGTGCGCGCTGGCCAGGAACCCCCTGGCCGGGGACGTCTACCACTTCCCGGGCGGGGACGTGACCGTGGTCGACACTGCGACCAGTATACCGCTGCGGCAAGTCAACCGTAACAACGTCTCCGTCTACTTTTTCGTTGGCGATCTGGTCAGGGTCATCAACGGCAATACGTCGGTTCTTGGCGTCCACGCCGACGTCATCTCGGGGAGGAACTTCGTGGCAGCCGGGGACTCCTTCCTGGTGACCTCCAACTCCCCCACCTCCGCCCTGACGGTCTCCACGTCCCCGTCTACCGGGGTGTTTGTCTTCCCCTCCGGAGACACGTCCCCGGTACGGCACTTCCTGAATCGCCTGGCCTTCTCCAAGCCCCTCCAGCCCGAAGCCGTCCCCGTCCTCAACTTCGTGGACATCGGGGCCCAGGACAAGGCCATACTCCGCATCCTCCCGCTTCGTGACGCCCTTTTCGTCCTCAAGGAGGATGGGGTCTGGAGGCTCACGGGGACCAGCGTGGCCGATTTTGACGTCCAGCCCTACAACCTGGACCTCTTCCTTGTCTCCCCTAATTCCCTGGTAGGCCTCCACAACTCGGCCATCGGGCTGTTCAACCACGGCGTCATCCGGTTCACGGACTCGGAGGTGGAGAACATCGCCCTGGACGTGGACGACATCTTCAAGGCGGCCATCGAGCCCGCCATCCTGACGAAGACTGCTAGCCTGGGGTGGGGGCTCTCCTACCCGGCTGAGCGCCAGTACTGGCTCTCCCTCCCCGCTCTCCCTGGTGACACCACGCCCTCGCTCTGCTACGTCTGGGGGGAGCGGCTTAAGCAGTGGACGGGCCCGTTCACCAAGGTCTTCAGGGCCGGGGTCGTGCACCCAGGCACCAACAAGGCGTTCCTGGGTCTTGGGTTTGGGCTCTACCTGGAGCGCAAGACTGGGTCCATCCAGGACTTCTCTGATTCAGTGATCTGGCCCGCTACCGACGTGGTGTCGTACCAGAACCTGGACTCCGGAAACGTCCTGGTGCTGGCTGACATGACCGGAATCTCGCCCGGAGACGTGGTCAGTCAGGCTTCGGGGGCCATCTACTCCACGGTCCTGTTCGTGGACCCGGGCCTCAGGTACCTTCTGGTCGACACCGCCCAGAACTGGAGCCTCACGGCCGGCGCCACGAGCGTCCACGAGGGCATCCCCACGGTCTGCAAGTGGTCCCCAGCGTACGGGGGGTCTCCAGGGGCATCCCATCGCTGGCGCGAGACGTCCCTGGCATTCAAGACGACCGCCCTGGCGCTGGCGTCCCTTTCCTTCGCTTCCGACCTAGACCCCTTGGAGGAACACGTCAACATCGTGGCTTCCGAGCATGGGATCCACCCCAACCGGCAGCAGACCCGTAACCTCAGGGTGCTGGTCCCCCGAAGCAAGCAGCGGGCCAACAACCTGACCGTCTCCTTCAATCACCGATCCGGATGGGCTCCGTTCCAGCTCCAGGGCATGACCCTAATCCTTCAGAATGTCAGCGAGAGGACCGGAAGGTAATGGCGCTGCCGCGACAGAGGTACCTTGACGTCGAGGGGGCGCGGCCGGAGCTACGGTCTGCCCTTCTTCCGCTCGTCAGGGCCATCAACGACCACAACACGGACATGCATCGCATCCTGGCCGGGGGAATCTCTCCGGACAACCTGAGGTCCACCAGGAAGACCGTACGATTTACGGGCGGCGAGTCCCTGACCGTCAAACACGGCCTCCCGACGGGCTCCAGGCCCTACCGGGTGGACGTCTGTCAGGCCATCGGGCTGGACCTGGCCCCCATCTCTACGGGATCCCCGGCCTGGTTGGAGTCTGGTGATTCCGTTGTGATCAGTTTCATCCTGGGCGTGGCCGCCACCTTCATCTACGACGTAACCCTTCAGATTCACGGAACATAGGAGCGGACATGGGACTCTTCGGCGATATCGGCGGTCTGTTGGGCGGCGCAGAGGGTCAGGAGGACTACGACAGGAAGGCCGAGGAAGCGCGCAAGCAGTACGCCGAGACGGGCCGCCAGGCAGCCGGAACCCTGGGGGGAGCCAAGTACCAGACCGGCGAGAGTCAGGTCAAGCTGGATCCCGGCCTAGAAGCATCCCGGCGTGGCGGCATCGACCGCTTGACCGAAATCGCCAACGCCGGAGGCATGGACCCCCAATCCATCGCCGCCCAGCAGGAGGCCATGAATCGGGCCGACACCCAGGCTCGCGGCCAGCGAGAGGCCCTCAAGACCAGCGCCCAGGCCCGCGGGATGGGGGGCGGAGGTACCGGGCTGGCGCTCGAGCAGGGCGCGAACCAGAATGCCGCCAACCAGGCCCGCATGACCGGGCTTCAGGCTGCGGGCGACGCGCGGACCAGGTCGCTTCAGGCCATTGGCGAATCAGGGCGCCTGGCTGGAGAAGCACAGGGCCAGAATATCCAGGCAGGAAGCGCCGCCAACCAACTTGCCCAGTTCAACGCCGGCCAGCGGGCGAGGCAGGCCGAGGGGATGGCCGGGGCGCAACTTGGTCAGGGCAACCTGGCTGCCGGGACCCTTATCCCCCAGGGCGAGGCACAGCAGAAGACGGACACGGCGTTCGGAGCTGGGCTTGGTGGTATCGCGGACAAGGTTGCTGGCGGGGCCACTGGCGGCCTTTTTGCCGAGGGCGGAGTCGTGGGCGGAGGGGCTGGCGGATTCGACCTGTCCAGCATCATGGGCCTGCTGGGCAAGGGCGAGGGCGGCACGGGCGCTCCGGACGACCCTGGAATGAAGCGTCAAGGCACACAGGGCGTCGACCAGCAGAGCCGATTCCTGACCAGTAATATGAGCGGTGAGGGTTCAAGCAGCTATCGGCTTGGAGGCCCTCTTGCGCTGGCCGAAGGGGGAGTAGTCGGTGACCCCATGGCGAATCTCCTGGCGGGCCCCGAGACCACGGACGAGGACTCCCGCCAGAAGATGGCCGAATCAAAGAAGTACAAGAAGGCCAAGCCCGGGGACCCCGGAGTCCAGACGTTTGATCTTGAGGGCGACGAGCCGAAGCCCGGTCGCAAGGGCGCTCAAAAGTACGCTGAGGGTGGCGCCATCCCCGGCACCAACGACTATGCTGACGACCGGGTTCCGATTCTGGCTTCCCCGGGCGAGGTGGTCATCGACCGTGAGACCATCGCCACGCCCGAGCCTAGCCGATACCAGAGAATCCTGAACATGCTGCGAAAGTCCCCCGTGGCCCAGGACGAGCAGCCCAAGCCCGAGCCCGAGAATAACACCGCCGAGGGGTTGAAGGCGCTGATGACGATGAAGCAGCGGGCGGAGATGATGGACAAGCTGGCGAGGGGGGAGTAATCATGGCCGACGCCCTTGGCCTGGACCTGTCCCCTGAGGGACTGGATCCCAGGCTCGTGAAGTACCTTAAGTCCATCCAGGCCCCGGAGGCCCCGGCTTCGGCCGAGCCGTCTACACCAGAAGCCCCCGGCCTTGACCTCTCGGCTGACTTCGACAAGGCTCAGGTCCCCGGAGCGGACCTCTCAGCCGAGTTTGACCGCGCCCCCGCTCAGGTCCCTGGCGACCCCACTATCGCTGCCGCCCAGACCCTGAAGCCAGCAGCCGTTCGCGGCCCCCAGTTCCAGTCTCCGGAGCTTGGGGACGAGGCCCTGGAGGCCGCACAGAAGCAGGACAGGAGGACGAACCTTCTGTTCGGTGGAAGCCCTAGCGCCCAGAGCATCATGCTCAACAGGGTTGGTATCGCTGCGCCCATGGGACCCCAGGATGTGGGGGCAGACCAGGAGGCCAGAGTCATGCGCCGCCGGGCCGCGGGCGAGCAGGAGCTGAAGTATGGAGGCCAGGCGCGCGAGGAGGAACAGAAAGACCTGACCCGACGCGCTGCCATCAACGCCTATATGGCCATGCAGCGGGATCCCTCGGTTCACGAGGCCGCGGTACGCCAGGTGGCCCAGGCCGAGGCCCTTGCCGCCAACAACGGCATCCCTCCCACGGCTGAGCAGATGTCCGCCTCCATGTCCAGGTGGAGCCAGGCCCCCACCCTCGTTCTGGCGCAGACGCTTGGACAGCTTGAGGCATCCTCCAAAAATGCCGCTGAGACCGCTCAGAAGTCCGCAGAGGGAATGAAGGGTCGCCAGGAGGCGGTGAGGTCCGCGCAGTTGACGCCGTACGACGCTCGGGTCAAGGAGACCGAGGCGGTCAAGAACATGGCCGACGCCGCCAAGGCGAACATGGAGGCGGCCACAGGCCCCGCGAAGGCGTACTGGGAAACCGTCAAGACGTCTGCGGAGTCCTGGCTGGCTGCTCAGGGCACCGGAGCCCCAAGCGTCCCCCCCATTCCGGAACGACTGGGCGCTTCGGCATCGTCAGCGGCTCCGTCTGGATTCCAGGGCGCTCCCGGGGCCACCGTCAACCCTCCCGGGTTCGTGGATGTGGGAGAGGGCCAGCATCAGGTCCCGGACGCATCGCGCGTCAAGGGGTCGCCCCCGCTGCCGCCAGAGGAGGAGCAGCGATACCGCCATGGCAGTGCCGCCAGGGCCAACATCCACAGGATCGAGACCTCTGAGCGACCGGACGAGATGATCCGCCTAATGGGGCTGCCGGAGGCGGCTGCCGGCCTGGGCGTCAAGGTGCCGTGGCTTGGCAACGTTTCGGTTCCCGCCACCCAGCTCTACGAACGCCTCAAGGCCATCAACGAGGCCGAGCTGGCCCAAATGCGGGAATACTTCAACCGCACCAACCCCGGAGAGAAGGGGGAGGTTGAGTCCCAGGCGTACGCATCCAAGATGCGCCTCCCAGCCCTCAAGGATCTGTTCGACGCCCAGCACCGAGAGGAGTTCATCCGGCAGCGAGACATGGCTAGCCGACGCTTCCACGAAACCGTGGACAGGTCTGGACAGGGTAGGTACGAATCCCACATCAGGATGCCAGCCACGCGGGAGGAGTTCCAGGCCCTCAAGCCCGGAACCCGTTACCTCAACCCGTCCGGGGCGTCACGGATCAAGGAATAGCCATGCCAGAGCCCACCCCCCAGGAGGCTGAATTCCCCTCTTCCGACGAGAGCGTTCAAATTCAAAAAGAGCAGAGCACGTGGCAGGAGGCAGAATTCGGACCGCATGCAGCGAGCGCGGGGGCTTCTGCCCCTGTCAAGGAGAACCCGACCTTTATGGGGCGGGTCGGGGAAACCGCACAGGACTTCATGGCCGGGGCATCCGGGGGGCTGAGGTACGCCCTCGACCCGGTCATTACCCGCGTCACGGCGGGCATCCTGGGGACCGGGGAAGAGGGTCGCCAGGAGGTTCAGCGGGGCCTGGAAGCCGACAGGGCGCTCGCTAGGGAGCGCTCCCCCGTTGCGTCGTTCGTAGGAGGTCTGGCGTCGCAGGCCCCGCTGTATGCGGCGGGAAGCGCCCTGGCTGCCCCGCTGGCCGCCGCGGCGAAGGGGGTGCAGTACGCGGCCCCCGCCATCCGCATGGCCGGCCAGGGGGCTGCTGGGGCCCTTGCTGGGGCTGCGGAGAGAGGGACCGCGGAGGGCGCTGCGCTCGGGGGGGTGGGCGGGGCCGTTGGCCAGGGGGTTGTTGGCGAGGGGGGCGGGGCCCTGGTGAGGAAGATTGGTCTCGACAGGGCGCTCGGCAAGCTCCGGGACCTGGTGGGCGAGGGTATCGGCTCGGCCCTGGGGCGGAAGACGTCCCGGCCAGAGGCAACGCAGGCGCTTGTGGCTAAGGCCGTGGAGCTGGTCAACCGGCCGGAGATCAAGTCATCTGCCGACCTGCTCGACCTCAAGGAGGCGGTTGGCCGGCCTATTGGGCAGGCGTTCGCGCGCCTGGACCGCATGGCGGCTGCGTCCGGTCGGCCCGCCGGGATGCCCCTGGAGACCATCCAGAGGGCCGCCGTCAACGCCTTCACCGAAGCCCAGAGCGGCCTAGAGAAAAGCGCCGCCTCCAGCCCATTCATCAAGAGGGAGCTGGATCACCTGGCTGCCGTTGCGGCCGGGAACGGAGGGAGCGTCCCGTTCTCCGCGCTACATGACTGGCACTCATCAGTCATGAGCCAGGTATTCAAGCAGTCCGGAGGCCCGAAGCTGGACCCGGGAAACCGGGCAGCCGCAGACTTCGCCCGGGGGGTCTGGGACGAGGCAAGCGCGGTCGCCACTAAGATGGCCCCGGAGCTGACACCCCTCCGGGAGCAGTACCGCATCCTAGCGACCCTGGCCCCCGCGTCGAAGGCCCTGTCGGACGCCGCCACCACGGCGGCACCCAAGCCGTTCAACCTGACCCAGGTCCCCAGGGGCGTGCTGGGCCCGGGCAAGGGCACGGAGATGCCCCTTAGGCTCGTCAACTACCTGCGCGGCGGGAGTCAGGGAGGGGCGTCCGCGGCATCGGCGCTCGCAAAAGAAAACGACGGAATCGCAGCCGCTAGGCATGACGACCCAGTCGCAGACGACAGACTCCGGAACACCAGCGCCGAGTACCGGGAGGCGGCAGGGGAGTATCACCCGGGCAGGTAGGCTACCCCAGGATCTCCCTCAGCATCCGGAGGCCCCTCACGTAAGCCTGAGGCGACCACGCCTTGCCTCCGGGCGTCATCTTCCGGTCCCCGTCCAACCACCTCTCTACCATCTCCCGCTCTGGCGACGGGAGGAGGAGGATGGTGGCCCTGACCTCCTCGGCCAGGTAGTCCAGGTCCTGCTCCATCCGGTCCCGTTCCGAATCGGACATGGGCTCCGGGGCGACGCCGTCAAGTTCGGCCTGGCACTCGGTCAATTGCTCCCGTCGCCGGATGGTGCACTCCTTGGCGTACATGTCCAGAGCCGCGTTTCGGAGCACCGAATACCACCACTTGAACACCAGGTTGGCGGGGTTGCAGCGCCTGCACGCCCGGAGCAGCACCTCGTCCATCTGGGAATCGAACTCCGGATTCCCCCGCCCGGGCCCGGCGCGTAGCTTGCTGAGTAGGGGCGCCCACACCTCCTTAAGTTGAGCGAAGGCGGTCGAGCAGCCCGGCTCCCGGCCCAAGAGAACGGCCTCCACCACTGCGGGAAGGGTCTCGGTAATGTGCCTCCTGCGCTGGGTCTTGGGCTTCGGAGGGGTCATGGTGTCGCCTTCCCGGCTACGTCAAACTCTCTGGAGACTACCTCGAGAAACCTGTCATCGTCAGCGGCCATGGCCTCGTCGTGGAACTTGATCCACCTCTCGTTGGTCCATCCGGCGTGACGGGCCGACTCCCTACAGAGGCCCATCACGAGCGGAATGAAGTAGAAGTATTCCTTGGGCTGGTTGACGCTTATGCCTGGCTTGCTCATGACTTCCTCTCGCTAGAGACCTGGCACGCTTCAGCCCGCTCCGCCAGGTCCCGGGACAGCGAATGGAACAGGAACCGCATGTCCGGCCCCCACGCCATGGCCGATTCGTCAAAGAGCCGCTCCCTGATCACCTGTAGACCACAGTAGATGGCTGAGGTCCGATGAATGGCCGCCCGCTCCTCCGCCGCTGCCATCAGGTGCGCGATTCCCGCTGAATCAGTTATGAGCTTCATCCGCAGAGAGTACCACGACCCCGGGGACCCGTCAAGGGGTGACCACCCACCCCAGATCCTCGAATGCCCAGTGGAAGCTCTCCGGGTCCCGACCCCAGTACGCCAGGCACGTGGCGAAGGGGGCGGAGGCTGGGGCGCCCACATACCGGACCCGGCCCCTCAGGAAGCAGATCCGGGACGCCGTCACCACGTGCCGGCGCCAGCGCTTGGTGTCCGTGGCGGCGGGAATAAGGAGAATGACCTCTCCCCTCCGGACCTGTACCCGGGAAACCCACTGGTCCAGACCCCTGCCAAACGGCGGGTTGCAGAAAACCTTACCCTCCCACGGGTCCCTGAGCCCATCCCCGTACTCGAATCCGGGGGGCAGTTTGACCCACGGGACCAGATCCGCTTGGCGAACGTCGTTCGGAGGGAGGACCAGGGCCCTCCGCGCCCCCACGATGGAGCTGGTGTTGGAGGCGGGATCTAGGTCCGGGGGCCCGCCGAACGCCCGATGGACGGCATCCACTATGTGCTTCGGGGTACACCAGTCATCCCGCCGACTGGTCGCGATATGGCCAGCCATTAGAACGCCACCCCCAGGGACACCGTCCCCCGCTTCGCTGCGGGCTCCACCCCCACCCCCAGCCAGAATGGCCCCAGAGCCCTGACCTTCCCCTCCACCCCCCAGGACGGCTCCAGAGCCCCCAGGCGCAACGCAGACGAAGCCGTGACGCCCAGCATCCATCTGGGCCGAACGTCGCGCACCGTGACTCCCGAGCGCTCCTGGACGGTCTCTCGGGAGGTATCCCTGGACCCATTGCCGAGCGACAGGTTCATCCGGTCCGTGTGGAAGTCCGTCAGGGCCCTGGTCTCCCTGGTCCCGTCCGGCCGGGTCACGGTAACCACCTCCCGGCGCACGTCGCGCTTGACGACGGTCCTGGTGCGCCACTTGACCACCTCTTTGACCACCTCTCGGTCGACCACCCTTTCCCGCGTCTCGACTCGGGCGGGGGCAGAGCGCCTACCCGCAAGGTACCCGCCCCCGGACGCCACCAGGAGGACGGCCAGGGACGCCGCCAGCTTCTGGGCCGTGGTCATTCCTTGACCCCCTTCCGTGACGGCATGAATTGCTTGGCGTAGCGCCTGGCCTCGATAAACAGGACTCCCGACGCCAAGGTGAACTCTTCGTCGTGGTCGCGGCCCGGGTCCACCTCCGCATACTCCCGAGCCGCCTGGGCGAGACGGTTGGCGCCCGGGGCCAGGTCCATCTCCACCGGCCCTGGGGCGGACAGGCGCAACATGGCGCACTCCATTTCGACAGCGGCCCACATCAGGCCGCCTACGGTCTCGGCGCCTGGGGCGTCAGCGTAGGCGAGGGCCGCGTCCACCAGGGCTGCGGACGACACCTCCTTGCGGGTCAGGGGGCTCCCCGTGCGAAGGAATTGTCGGTAGTGTCGAGCGCAGTAGCCAGCGCCAGCCCCCCGCTTGTTCCCGCCACTGCCACGCATGTTGCCCAACGCGCACCCACGGGCCTTGCAGGTGTATCCGACGTATGCCCCGTGCCAGTCCCGCTCGATCCAGTCCGCGCCCTTCAATTGGTGCGATGCCATGTGACCCCTAGAAGGAAAGTGTGCTCTGTGCAACGGGGAACATACCAGGAAGGCCCGCGACACACAACTCGTCCCTTCCATCGACCCTCGCCTCCCCGTCCACTAGCCCGGGAAACTCCTCCTTGATGGCCGCTATCAGGGTCGTGAGCTGGGCCGCGGGGGCGTTGACCGACGAGCACCACGCCTTGTAGACCTCCATCAGGGAATGCAGGGTGATGTAGGCGCTTTCCGTCCCGTCCTCGGACGCGTGGAGCAAGGGCCCTCCCCCGGGACCCTGGACGTAGGCCTCTTGCAGCCCCCGCCCCCAGGCCCCGGTCGTGTTCCAAAAGCCGCGCTTACGAATCGCGAGCGCGTACTTGGTCGCGCTGTTACCCGAGACCTCCCGGACCTGCTCCTTGGCAGCGTTCTCCAGGGGGCGGTAGTCTCCGACCAGGGCCTCCCGGGGGCGCGACAGAAGGTAGCCCAGGAAGGCTCGGGCCATCGGGCCCCCAGACCGGGCGTCGTCCGCCACGCGAGCGCCTAGCTCGGCCCCTATGGCGGGACCCGTCTGTAGCAGGGTAAGGCGCCTGTCCCCCTTCTCCACGTCCGTGGGTCGGTGGGAGTTGCTGGAGAAGATCCAGTTTTCCACGGCGATACGGTTGATCTCGGGGACGCCCTTGCAATTTATGAGCCGGTCATGGCAGGTGATAGCGTCCTTGATTTTGGAGGCCAGCTTCTCGGACCTCCCCCCGTTGCCGTCAGCGGCCCAGACCTCGTTCGCGAAAACCACCAGGACCCCGTCGAGGTAGCTGTTGAAGTCCGACGTCAGCTCCCGCTGTGAGATGCTGGCCACGTTCCACTTGCCCACGCAAGCCTTCATGACCTCCTCTAGGACCCCCTTTCCCGAGCCCTTGGCCCCGAAGAGGAACGGAGCCGTCCCGATACGGGCGGGAGAGCCGTCATGCACGTTCTGGACCAGCTTGGCCAGCCAGCCCGTCAGCCAGGTCACGGCCTCTTCATCGTTGGCACAGAGGTTGCGTATGACCTGATGGACGGGTTCGCAGTCACCCATGGCTGGTTCAAGGGTCGGGCGTCGGAAGGTGTTGGCCACGTCCCGGCCGTCCACGGTGGAGATACGCTCGGAGCTACCGTACACGGGTCCCGAGTAGAACACGGGGGTCACCGAGTCCTTCCATGCCTCCACGCCGTTCTTGTCGAGCTTGGCGCCGTTCTTGAGAAGGCGATCCAGGGCCGATTCGGAGATTCCCTCCGTCCAGGCCCCGTCCCGAAACTCCCGCCACCCCCTGCCCCCTCGGGAGACGTCCACGGCCCAGTTGGCAGGGTCGTACGTGGGGTTCTTGGTCGCCAGGGAGGTCGCGTCTGCGGACGCCTTCTCTGAGCGGATAGCGGTCATCTGTTGACTGACCTTGGCCGAGACGGGGGCCTTGCCGTACTTCTCCGCGCTCATGAATTTCTTACCCAGCTCTGGCTCGGACCAGGGAGGGGATGCGTTGGTCTGGTTCCATGCCCGTAGAACCTCCCATCCGGTAGTCCGGTCAAGCCCGAAGTCCCGGACGCAAGCGCAGGCGGCCTTGAAGGTCTGGAGGTCCCCTCCCTCGCCCTCCGTCGCGAAGATGCTGGCGACGTAGGCCTCGCACCTGGCGCGGGAGTCCGAAGACAGGACCCGGGAGGCGGGGGCAGGAAGCGGGGGAGGGGTTAGGCTCGGGGCCTGGGGCTCGGGGGCGGGGGCCACCTCGTCCATGTGGTAGGTCCCGCTGGCCCCGGTCCGGACGAACGTCACCAGGGCGGGGAGGGAGCGGTCCTTCTGATGCAAGGTCCCCGGGAGCCTGAGAACCCGTGGCAGGTCGTGCACGGCGGGGTCGGAGCCCAGCTTGGCCGCCAGGGACTTCTGGGCCCCCACGAAGCCCGTTACCGGCTCCCCTGGCGACAGGAGCCAGAGCCAGTGCTCGTTACGGTCCGACCCCCCGCTCCGAACCACCAGATGGGGCTCCGGGATGAACAGCATCTCCCGCATCCCCTGCGCCGGCTCCCCGCCCGTTCCGTCGTGGTCCACGAAGAGGGCGCGAAGGGCCTTGACGTTCTCCTCCCTGCGCCCGCGTCCGTTGCCC